CGGAATCTGGAAATCAGATCACGGAATCTGGAAATCAGATCACGGAATCTGGAAATCAGATCACGGAATCTGGAAATCAGATCACGGAATCTGGAAATCAGATCACGGAAAACGGCTCAGATACCGCAGAAAATAAGGGGTCTCACAGCCTCGCGCGCGAAACAATAAAAGAAACTATAAAAGAAACTATAAAAAAAGAAATATATATTAAAGAAAAAAAATCTGTTGATTTAACCCCTGAAAAAAAATCTGAAAAAAGCCGTGAAGATCTCGAGAAAGAATTCGACGAGTGGTGGGATATTTTCCCCAAAGGCTCCGGATGGAGCAAACATTCGGAATCCCAAGCAGCATTCTTCGAGATTTTTAACTCGAAAACCGAGCCGGAGATCAGCTTTGAGGATCTACTGGCCTCCACAAAACGTTTCGCTAAAACCGTTGCAACACGGATAGCAAACGCAACCACGGACAAGCAGCGAACGTTTCATCGAGATTCGGTGCCAGCAGCTGCTAGGTGGCTGAGGGAAAAGCGTTGGAAGGACGAACAGGTGCAGCCAATGGTGAAAAATCTACCGCCGGAGGGTGAAAAATCTCTACACCCTCGTTTTGAGAATTTTCAAAGCCATGGGCTGAACACCAATGATTCCTGGGCGTTCAAAAATATCGAGGTTGAGGAAAAACCTGAGGAAGTGGTTATTTTAACGCCTAACGGCTTCCACAAGGAAATTCTTCTTAGGTACCTCTGTGATCTCGAGAGGTTTTTTAAAAAAGCTGTGCAAGTCGCCATAGCGCCACCTCCGGCAGGGTGGCTAGAGATCAGATCATAACTAAATTACTAATAGGAGAAATAATAATGCTAAAACTGAACGCGCCTCTTCGTGCTGAATGCGCAGACTTCGTCAAACGAGAAGAAGGTCTAAAACTCACCGCCTATATTTGCCCAGGTGGCGTCAAAACTATTGGCTATGGGCATGCCCTAAAGCCAGGAGACTCTGTAAAAGAAATAACCGAAGAAGCAGCCCTGTACATCCTAAGGGAAGATTTAGGCAACGCTCTTGACGCTATCGATACCTACGTAACGGTTAAGCTCAATGATAATCAAAATATAGCTCTTTGCAGCTTCATTTTCAACGTTGGTGTTGACGCATTTAGAAAATCAACCTTACTCGAAAAACTCAATGCTGAAGCAAAGCTAAGTGATGTTGCTGCAGAATTCCTCAGATGGAACAAAGCAAAGGGGGTGGTTTTGACTGGACTGATCAACAGAAGAAAAAAAGAGGCGGAGTTATTTTTGACGCCCGCCCCATTGGTAAATCCTGCAATGTCGGCTTTGTCAGTGCCAACAGTCAAGGCGAATGCAAAAAAGAAACACTGGTTTCTCGAATTACTAATGCGATTTTTAGACCTGAGGAAAAAAGCATGAACAAGATTTTTTACGCAATATCAGGGTTCATCTCAGTGGTTTTTAGCTGGCTACTCTACCGCAACAGAAAAGTTGAACGAAAAAATTGCAAACTTGAGTCAGTCATTGACCAAAAAACAAAAGCCCTAAACGAGGTAGAAAATGAAGCTAAAAAAACAGAGAAAATTATTAAGAAGCAGTCCCAAGCTGCTAATTGTACTGATACCAGCGTTGATGCTGTGCATGACTGGTTGTCAGGGAAAGAATGATGCTGCTTACAGTGATAATAGCAATACTATGGCTGCTCTAAAAAATGCTCAGATCCCAGAGTTTCCCAAGCCATCAAAGGAATGTGGCGAAGAAATGAAAAGATTTGTGCCAAAGGAAAAATGCCCGCACCTGTATAGCTGGCTGGGAAAAGTAATGATTTTTGAAAAACAATTGGGAGTACTAAAAAATGAAACTTTGTAACACAAAAAAATTGTTAAATGTTTGTAAGCTAAATATTCCAAATTTAGCAATTGGGGTTCTGTGTCTGTTGGTTATTGGGCTTGTCTTAACTGGTTTTTTAGATCTTACAAAAGGATTGAAAAAGGCTTTGGCAGAAGATCAGCGTGCCTTTGAAAGTATGTTGTAACATGAGTACTCGCGAGCAACATATTAAGCTCTTGGAAAAAGAAGAGATCGAACTGAGAAAGCTTAAAAAGGCCAAATCTTATTTGAAACAAGAAGACATTTTAAATAAATGGTTTCTTTCTCAGATTGCTAAAAGAAAAGCTAAAGTGAAAGAATTAAGGGTGAACGAAGCTCACAAATATATAGGTGAATGTTAATGATAGTGGAAAAAATTTTAGCTCGTATTTTTGAGGATGTAGTCAGATCTCTTCCTCAAATGAAAAAGGATAAAACTAATTGTCATCCTGGAGAAACAACGGTAGGTCTTTTGGAAAAGCAGCTAAAAAAGGATAATTTCCTTTATGCTTTGGTGAACAATCGAAAAGAGGAAATCCACGAGGAAATAAGCAAAATTGCTCAAGTTTCTTTGGCGAGTTTGTTTGCTGAAGGAATGGAGCGCGAATACAAAGATGCAATGTTTGTTGCTGGAGAATCTGGGCTAGAGATTGGCAGATTTATTCGATGCCTTTCCCTGACTAATCAAGCAACACAAGAAAAATTACTTGCCTACTTTTGTGGGCTAGATGAAGCGCAAAAAATTCAATTTATTAATAATCTTCGAGATGCTTCTAAATTTGATAATTCAACACCTCTTATTCGGGAGGTGTTAGCTAAATATGGCCTTATCCCAGGTATCATCGTCATTCCTTTTGAGCAAAGGGGCAGAGGTAATTGGAGAAAGGCACCCAATGCAAGATAACGACAATATAATTCCTTTTGAAGAGGCGATGAAAAAAAGAAAATGGAAAGAGGCAAAATTGGGTTTTTTGAGGGTTCTTGGTAAAGCTGATGAGGCTGCTTTTCTTTACCCCCGGAATAAAACGACCTACGCTTTTGGCAGTTTTAACGAGGGTGACTTCCCCCTCTGTATAATTAGTGCCCCAAAGCTAAAAGAAGAGGAAAAAACAGGCACACCCTATAAAGAATACATAGTAAAGGTATACGAAGATGTCTCATTTAAAACACAAATTTAACGCAATCAGGACACAAGTTAAGGGCATCAAGTTTGCCTCCAGAAAAGAAGCCCTAAGATTCATCGCCTTACAGCAGTTGCAAAAGGCCGGAGAGGTTGTATTTTTCTTACGGCAAGTGCCATTTCATCTAGATGGAGGAATTAAGTACGTGTGCGATTTCCTCGTCTTTTGGACTGATGGCTCTGTCACAATTGAAGACGTTAAAGGCATGAAAACTGATATGTACAAGGTTAAAAAAAAGCTCGTTGAGAGCACTTTTCCCATAATTATAACGGAGATTTAAATGTTTAAAGAGTACGAAAAACTAGATAGAGAAAGAAAAAGAAAAAATCGTGCCAAATTACGCTGGCAAAAAGATGAGGTGCAAATGGGTTTAGATGAGATTTCTTCTCCTGAGGCGGTGACGGAGCTTTTTAGTACGGATAGTATGACTTCTTTCAAATTCTCAATATTTAAGGCAATCGTAGGTAAAGCTTGAAAGATACAGATGCTTAAAGTATTATTTGCAGATATGTATTTTTTTAAAAACAAAAGGATAACAATGAATTTAGACAATAGCGAAATAACATTTAATTCCGTTCCCCTTACCCTTTCCTGCTACGTCGCTTTGTTTGGACTAATATGCTTGATTACCGCTCTTACCTTTTTATGCGTTGGGTTTTTTCCTACAAAACAACTAATTGGTTTATATTAACTTCAATGTTGTATGACTTAATTGCTAAAGTGAAAGAAGGTAATACGAATGAAACTATTTCTTGAAATCCCCGATAGCACTTGGGAGGAAATCAATAAATTGGTAGATGCCAAGCCAGGAAATACAATACCTGCCCGTGATTTCATTATTGGTGCTTGCAACAGAGCTTTGGCAGAAGGTTACAAGAGAAAGATGGTTGAGGAAAATGAACGTGAACGCTTCATGAGAGGCCACCCGTGGCTTAAAAGTAGCGTGGCTTCGCGTCAGGTAATAGGAGAAGAGGAGAAGGTTGTTAATGATTAAAATGAAGTTAGAAGAAGCTGAATTAGTTGTAAGTCAGCATTCCTCTACTTTTCACCGTTAACAACAGGTTTAACGAGGAACAAAAGTATGGCGCAATTTGGAGTGGGAAACAAAGCCAATCCTTACGGATCCAGGGGCAAAGCGTTATCTCTGCTTTCCAACGATCTTGTCATGGTGCTTGGGGAAAAAGGAAAAGAAAGGTGGCCACAAATTGTGGACAAAATTATCAAAATGATCGAGGAAGAAGGCAACATACCCGCGCTCCGTTTTTTCGGTGACTATGTCTTGGGCAAGCCTACCGAGACGATCAAGATCCAAGACGATTCAGAAACCGATTTACTACCACAGTTTGCCACAAAAGAGGCTAGAGAAAAAGCGTCAGAGATACTCAAACGCGCTATGGAAGAAGTGAAAAAAATTAATGGAAATAACGATTCGCTATGAAGTGGTAGAGGAAGCGTTGCTTGCTCTCAATGCTCCTAAATTGAGTTCTTTGATTTTTGCGTTAGATCAGCATTTGAGGGACCTGATTAAATATGGCGACGACAGTGAACGCACTAAAGAGGCTATTCAAAAGATCAGGGGCTTTCTTTATTGTGAGGCTGAGAGCCTTGGCATTAAAGAGCTAGTGTTCCCCTAATGGATATTACTGATGCAAAAGATATCTTTGAGGAAAGAGAAAAGCAACAATGCTTAAGTTTTCATTTCTACAATCCTTCAAGTCTAAGCCTGACTAAAGCGTTTTTACAATCGCTTGTTTACACATTGATTTACACACGAATTTTGAAGGTGTCACCGAGTATACTTTTTTACACAAATTGGAATATATGGAAAAATTATGGATATTTGTAGTGTCAAAGAAATCTATGCTGAGCTAGAGCGGCAGAGCAGATTGTGCTTCGACTTTTATCAACCTCACCCAAAGCATCTTGAGTTTCACAATTTAGGCAAAACTGCTAATGAGCGGTTGTTTTTAGCGGCAAACCGTATTGGCAAGACAATGGCGTGCTCCTTGGAAGTTTGCATGCACTTGACGGGTAATTATCCTGATTGGTGGCAAGGCCATAGGTACGAGAGGGCGATTAATGTTTGGGTTGGCGGCGTAACGGGTCAAGAGGTGTTCGGTATTCTTGAGAGTCGTTATTTCGAGGGCGTTGCGGGTGAACTGCCTTGGATTGATCCTTCGCTGGTTGCCTATAGCAATCGTTCAGAACATCGTTATCAGATTGTGCACGTTTCAGGTCGACTTTCGCAAATTAGGTTCAAGACTTACGAGCAGGGACGCAAAGCATGGCAAGGTGAGAAATGTGATCTTGTGCATCTCGACGAGGAGCCGCCCTTAGATATTTACACAGAAGCGTCATTACGCCTGATGTCAACCGGTAACGATCACTATGGAATGATGCTTGTTAGTGCCACCTGTTTGTATTGGTCACTGTTTGTGCAGAGCTTTACGACTGAGGTTACTGAAGTTGGCGGCGAACAAAGAGAAACTCGGCGTACGCCCGGAGAGGTTAAAAACTCGCGCGTGTTTGTCATGGCTGGGTGGGATGATGCGGCCCACCTTAACAATGAGGAAAAAGAGCGGCTTAAGAAAAATATCCCGCCACATGAAATCGAGGCTCGCTCAAAGGGGATTCCTTCGATTGGCTCTGGAATGGTCTACCCAATATCCGAGAGTGCGATTACCTATGAGCCGTTTGATTTTCCCAAACACTATTGTTTTGTTGCAGGCATGGATTTTGGTTGGAAAGATCCAACAACAATGGTGTTTATGGCAATTGATCGAGATAATGGCAGCATGTATCTATTTGGGGAATATTCTTTGAGTCAGCTCCTGCCAGCCCAACATGTCATGAATCTTAAATCTGGAATCGGCAGAAACTATCTGGATTGGATACCAATTTGCTTTGACCCTTCGGGTAAACGTAGAGAGGGGCTGTTGTCTGAGGCAGATCGCGTTAGTCAAGTTGATGTCTATCAAAAGCTTGGGCTAAAAATGTTTAAAGCAAAGAATTCTAGAGAAACAGGAATCCAGGCGGTGTTTTCGGCATTGACTTCTGGCAAACTTAAAATATCTAAAAACTGCAGAAAGTTGCTTGCGGAAATGAGAATGTATGCACGCGATGAACAAGGAGTTGCAAAAGATGGAAACGACCACTTGCTGGATGCTATGCGCTATGCTGTTTTGTCTGGTCTACGTTTGGCAACAAACAGACAGATGGTAGAGACCGCCAATTACCATAGGCAAAGCATGAGTACAATGCATTACTCTGGTCGCCATGGCGGCACGCTGCTATAGGAAATCAATTGCAATTGCTAGCCCCAAAGTCAAAAAACATAACAAATTTTGAGCAGAAACGATATAATGATTAGGAATGAATTAGGAGCCTTTATGCGCAATCATTTTAGTTCTGGCAGTGGGTGGATGGGGGTTTGATGTCGACTTTCCTTCAACGCATGGAGGCAATCCCGCCTGGTGTTCCTTGTCAGTTTTTTCGATAGAGACCCTGATGTGTAATCTGGCAGGGCTTAGCCCCTAGATTTCTTTTGTGTGGCTCGGTAATCCTGGGGTATACTTCCTTTTATTGAGATGATTCTGTGTCTGTATGTTTTTTTTAAAATCTTTTTTTTGCGTTGGTTTTTGCGTTGGGTTTAGTCTTTTCGCTTCGACGCTAATGTGCGAACCTCTGGATGATGCTGGTGTAAGATTGTTTAGATCAAAATTCGCCGGTGTCATCCAATCAAGAAACAAAATCAAGGAAATATCTTTAGGTTATGAGTCTTTGGCGATTTTGAGCCTTGTTAAAGACTGGCTTAATCACGATGATATTGAATTTAAAAAAACAATACTGGTTCCTCTTGGTGTTCTGTGCTTTTACGACCCTGACAGGTATTTTATATCTCTAAGTTCGGCTATTTTGATGGGCAGAGGATTTAGTTCAGGCCTCGTTGATGTCTGGGTATCTCCACAAGATTATTCGCAATACCTCTCTATTTTGAATGGCATTGGTAAAAGAGCCAAGCTTATGAGATCAATAGATCCTTTAAAGTTTGAAACAAAAAGTTTAAGTGCAGACTCGTTAATTGCTTACGGCAAGTTTCTTGAGGATATTTTTAGTTCCGGACAAAAAGAAAATCCTATATTGATGCAATTCACAGGTGATTCCAAAAAAGAAAAACTTATGAACGCGATTAAAGAACGCTTACTTAAGGAGGATCTAACTTTTGCGCCTCTTGTTCCAAAAGAAGACCTAGCATGCGGCATATATTTGGCTAAAGGTTGGCAATCTTTAACCCAAGGATTTGAGTATAAGGAGAGTGACAGCTTAGGCAGATTGATTGATGTGGGGCATATGCTACCAGATGCTTTTTTTGTAGGATACATTCGGTGGCTTGAGGAATATAGTTGGAAAACCAAGTCAGGGTCAGGTTTTCTTGATCTTAGCGCGCCACTGAGATACGACGAAAAATATTTTTCTCTTTCCGGTTCTTTTTATTACCGTCCATTTGTCTATCTAAATCAAAAGGTTAGCTCTCCTTGCCCAGATCAGCTTAACCTAATGATAGACTGCGCTAAACACTCTTTCGAAGCCGGGGCAAAATCATACAGCACTGTATTTTTGCAAAAGGACAAAGAAGACTCGGCCGGGCACTTCTACAGCCTTTCTGTCTTCCAAAAAGGAAAAGAAGAGTTTGAAGTTGTTTTGATAAATCCTTTAGGCGGAGAGCTAACGCATGATGAAATTGAAGTTTTGAAATTTATTTGCGAAAAATTTAAAGAAAAAATCCCGGGTACCTATAGCGCAAAAGGAATTCATGCTGGTATTCAAGCTACTAATATGTCCTGTGGATATTGGTCTTTTTGGATATCTCGTGAGATCGCCGATGGATGTGTCGACTTAGAAAAAACTTTTAAGAATTTAGGCAACAAAGAAGATCTTGTGCAGTTGATGTTGCGTGATGGAGTTCAAGACATGTTTTGTGCTTCTAATCTTATTAGTGCTGGGATTAAACGCGTAGGTGGGTACGAAAGGTATGTCGATTTTCTTTTGAAGCGGGTTTGATGCCGACTTTCCTTCAACGCATGGAGGCAATCCCGCTGGAGGTGCAGTTAGCTACTGTTATTTTTCTCGTGTTTATTATCAATTTTTTTGATAGAAACCCTGATGTGTGATAATGAAAAATTCTCTGCTCTGAGGTATTATATATAATATCGTTCTAAGAGAATCAGCAAATGAAAGAAGCTATTAAGATATTGGGGTTGCTTGGCATGGGAGCATTGTTGTGTGGCTGTGGGGGTTCAGGAGGCTCTGGCGGCTCTAGCGACAATCACACCCGCATAAGCCCAGTAATTGTTGTGGAAGAGCAAGCCCATCACGCTGATGACAATGCGCCTGCTGAAAACTTAGTGCCTGACAATGTGGCCGCGGAAGCACGTCAGCTAGCTGTATTAGAAGATCATTTAGAAGAGCATAATGAAGAAAGCTAGATGGAAGATTACCTTGGTTATTTTGCTGTTTCCTCTTATTTTGGTGGCATGCTCGATGCATCGCCAGCTCATCATTGATATCTTAGTTAAATGATGATTAGAACAGGAGAAGCCATGTCAACAACTAAAACCGTACGAATTCTCTCCCTGGATGGTGGTGGCATGCGTGGCTATCTTTCTGCATTGTTCATGGAGAGATTCCTTACTCAAGCTGGGATTTCCCAAGCTGAGGTGTGGAAAAACTTTGACATTATTGCGGGCACGAGCATTGGAGGTATTCAAGCTTGTGGTTATGCCAACGGGTTGAGTCCGGCAGATCTCAAAACCTTCTTCATCACTAAAGGCCAATGGATCTTTACAATTAGAACCGCTTCAGATGTGGCAACAGGTAGCATTAATTCGTCTAAGGCTTCAAATAGGCCAAATACTTCACAAAAGATTGCCATGTTAGCCACAAGCGATCCTTTTTACAAGGCGGTAGAACCGGCTAGTAACTATGGAGATTCACGAATGAAGGCCGAATTAGCTACCGTATTTGGCACCAAAATCATGGCTGACTTGAAAACAAATGTTCTAATCCCTTCTTACAATAAGGACACTAACACCCCAATACTTTGGAGCAATTGCATGATTCCAGGTTACTTAGGGCAAACAGAGCTTGTCAAAAACGTTGCCCTATCTACTGGTGCCGCCCCAACATATCTTCCACCAGCCAATTGGGATGATGTCAATTATATCGATGGCGGGGTGGCTCAGAATAATCCCGCATCATTAGCCCTGTCGTTAGGGCAAATGCTTTACCCGTCAGCTATGCGCTACGCTGTGTTGTCTGTTGGAACGGGGCTTGGTGATATTGGCTTTCATGAGCCGGAATCAAGTAAGCTTGGGGCATTTGACGGAATCAAAGATCTATTTTCTTTGATTGGCATAGGCATAGCGGCTCCGCAAGAAATCGTTAGTAAAGTTCTCGAATACCAATCAACCTTGACCAACCAGAATATTAGCTATTATCGCTTTCAGGTGATTCTTGACTCCATGCAGGACAACGAGTTTGACAGATCAGACTCCTCTTTCTTTCCATATTTAGAATCCTTAATGAATGCTCAATATGATTTGGATTTAGTTAAAATTAGTCAGTTCATTAACATGATGACTCCGGCGGTATGCAATGGGTGATCTTATTAAGCTTCCTGAGCGGCCTAGCATTAATTTGTCGCATGAACATAGCCTGAAACATGCGGGGTATATAGTTTTGAACGGCTATGAGTGCGGTTGTTTCTCTATCGACGTGAAGGGGTTAACTAATGAGAATGTAAGGGATATACTCATACGTGCTTCTTCCATTACCCCAGATAGCGAGGGGTAGATGCGTAGTGGTGATTTATATAGCGGGTTAACCTCCCTTCATACTGGTCGCCGTGTTTTAGAAAAAGGCCATCTATTCGTTGGCAATTTTAATAACATAGAAGAGCCACACACGCTTGGTGATGGAGTTTTTCCATTAGGCAAAGACAACATCTGGGTTGGAGATCAAAACTGTGTAGCTCAAGAATCTGACAAATTCAAAGAAATGATCTCAAAAATCATCACTTTGAGATATGAGCTAGGCTTAATCGAACAAAATACTACGTTCATTTTGCAAAGCCCTAGTCCATTGCTATCCAAAGCTCAGGCTCTGAATTCCTTACCAGATGGCATCCTTACCCACAAAAAGGGGGTAGTAGATAGCGCTGCATTAGGAGCCGCTCTTTTTCCTTTTCCAAGCTCCTCTCTGCCTCCAATTGCAATACCTAACCCAACGTTTGATCCCTTTTCTGGGTTTGATTGGCTCATGTCTGGGCCATGGCTTCCGCAAATCATGGCTGGCAACGCAAATACTTTGAACACGCAATCTGAGACTGTTATATCAAGTTCTTTAGCCATGACTCAGATTAAAACCGCTCAAGCTATCAAAAGGCTGGACTACGGAAGCTTTGTTGTCAAAAGCCGGTCAATGGACTTTACTTGGGAAAACCGTGCTCTTGCTCTTGTTCCGGACGTTATCAAAACTCTGTACGGGCTGGATGCCGCTTACTCATTTACAAACGCTATAGCTTTGGATGAGATCGGCTCCGGGTTGCTGGCAAACGATTCCCAGGGCAACTTAACCCCAGCATCTCTTTCACAGGGAAAGGTGTGGATAGGTGACTCTCAAAACAAACCAATAGAAATTAATCTTGATATTGCCCCTCCCTCAGCCCAGTACATATTGAAAACAGCCAACAGCCAACTCCCCAATGCTCAAGCTCTAGATCAGTTGGATGGTTGGTTTTTTCCCAAATTGCTAAAGGCAGCCCCTGACGGAACAATCGAGGTTGCAGATTCTACGGATGACTATGTCACTCCCACGAAACTTAAATTTGAAGTGGAATTGCTGGAAAAAGAATTGGCTTTGTCCGTAGCCACCTTGACGGGATACGGGACTCTTGCAGCGTTGATAGATTTTCTTGCTAGCATAGGATTCACATACGCTTGGGATGAGTACCTTTTTAGAGTTAAATATCAGCCGCTGAGAACGAGAAACAAATATTCCGACACAGATGATACGACAGGTTGGGCTGGGAACATGTGGTACGATGCTAATCACATTGGCAACGCTGGTGATTTTGAGCCAGGGATTCGCGTGACCTCTTGGGATTCAAGTCATATTCTTGACAGTGATTTATTCCCTGTTTCAATGGGTCTTTTTGGCTACAGGAATCAACTAGGATATGTGAATAGGCAGCGTGGGTTTTGTTTCCGTTCTGAGATGGAGAATGACAGCGATTCATCTCTTTATCGTTGGCCTAAAAATTTTGGGCTTTTTGAAGTTGCCCACGACGACGGACAAATTGGATGGAATGCAAAAAAAGATGTTTTGCTTCTGTACGAGAAGTCTACGGATGAGTTCGCCGTCCACAAAAATTTTAATTTTTTAAACATAAGCACTATTAAGGGTATCCCTAACCCCCAGCAAGATAGCGATGCGGCAAATAAATCCTATGTTGACAGCTCTGTTTCTCAAAAAATATTAACTCTTGCAGGTGCTGTAGCTGGAGAGGGCTATTTGAACGATCCCATAATGACAACATTTGAGGACGATCCAGTTTTTACAGGTGGATCAATAACTATTCCTGCAACGAACATTGATGTTGTCCCCACTCACGCAGGAATGATACGATACAAAATATGAATTAGGATTAACAATTAAAGAAGATTTTATGCCTAGAGATGAATTCGAAAAAAAAATAGATAAAGATGCTGTCGCGGAAGAATTTGACTTGAGATCTCCGTTACCTGTCCCCGTTGGAAACGTAGAAGTCTCAGACAATGCGGGAAATTGGTTTGAGCTTGCCACGAAAAACTTCGTTCTTAATTCGATTAACTATGTCAAAGCCTGTAGGGTTGCCACTACTTCTGTTTTGCAGGCGGTGTACGCTGATACTGGTAGCGGTGTTGGGGCACGCCTAACTAGCAATATCAATGAAGTTTTGATCATAGACGGGGTAACAGTGGCTCTTAATGATAGAGTTCTTGTAAAAGACGAAACTGATCAGTTTAGAAATGGTATCTACGTGATTACTCAATTAGGAAGCCCTTCGTCTAACTGGATAATGACCCGCGCATCAGATTACGACTCACCTGCTCAAATTAAGCAAGGAGATATTGTTTCTATTCTTTTTGGGGCTTTAAATAGTTCAAGCTCTTGGATGGAAACTACTGTGGTCACTTCTATTGGAATCAGCGGAAGCCTTATATCTTTTTCAAAGATGAACAAAAATGGTCTTGAGTCTGTGTACGGCACTACCAATCAAATCCAAGTCGCCGTTTCGGGGGATTCTGTCACTCTAAGTTTTTTTAATGATTTGATTTTTCCAGGAAGCGGAGGGGTCACATTGCCTGTTGGAAGTAATGGCCAACGTCCAAGTAGCCCTAGAGCTGGGATGCTCAGATTCAACAATGGGATTTAAGAAACGTAACCCTACAAAATATACAACCCAAACTCCTGCTGTTGAATACAATGATGGCGCGAATTGGGTTGCTCTTGCATCTCAAGACTTTGTTAACGCAAAACAAATCACTTTAAGTGGTGCAGTTGTGGGGGCAGGCGTTTTAGGCTCCATATCTACAACGCTAGGTTCATCTCAAGCCATCAATTTCAATCCTTTGGTTTTTAATTGGTCTAATTTAGCTGGCTTGCCGTCATATCAGCTCACTCATTCCTTGCCAGGATCAGCTTCAGATTCTTTTGTGCAGGATGTCAAAATGGGAAGCGGGGCAACTTACCGTGGCTGGAGGTCAACGTATGTTCCTGGTAGCTCTTCATCTGTAACCGGTAGTTTTTCTCTTCAGTTTTGGCACGCGGCTACTAGCTCTTACTTGACGCCATTCTCTATCACCTCTTTTGGGGGCGTTTTAACGACTAGATTTTCTACTGATGTCGACTTGGGAAACAAGAAGCTCACAAGTTTAGGGAGTCCATCCGTCAGCACTGATGGCGCAAACATGGGTTACGTTGATGCTAAAATTTGGAATATTAACACTCAGACATCTGGACAATTAGCAATCTCGCGGCTCAATGGTTATCCTGCTTCAACCGCTACCTTTTTACGCGGCGATGGCAGTTGGGCTACCCCAATCGCTGGAGTTGGCACAGTAACTTCTGTGGCTTGCACAGGTAGTACGGGGCTAACCATTTCAGGTTCTCCTATCACAGCAAGCGGCACAATTGGCTTAACTTTAGGTAGCGAGCTGCAAGCCTTGTCAGGCCTTAACACCCTTGGCATCGTTTGTAGAACCGCGGCAAACACCTATGTTCCCCGAAATTTTGCTGTAGGTGCCGGACTTTCCGTAACAAATCCAGCAGGAACAGCGGGTAATCCCACAATTTCTTTGGGCACAATTCCCATAGCAAACTTGACGGGGTACCCCGCCTCTTCTTCAAGTTTTTTAAGGGGGGATGGCATTTGGAGTCAGGTAAGCTTGGCTTCAAACGTCACCGGTAGTCTGCCAATTTCTAGCTTGAGCGGCTACCCGCATACCACGGCAACTTTTTTACGTGGGGATGGTGGTTGGCACTATATCAATTTAGCAGCAAACGTTACTGGCAGTCTGCCAATTGCTAATCTCAGTGGTTATCCAGCAAATGCAGCTGTCTACCTCAGTGGTAATGGCACCTGGACGACTCCGCCCACATCCAGTCCGTATATCAATAGTCTTCCTATCAATGGCACGCTTAATCTTTCAAGTTATGGTTTGACCACCACCGGAAACGTCAGTGTACAAACCGGAACCTTACAAGCTAACAATTTAGAGGCGTATAATTCTGGATCAATTCTTTGTGGCAGTGGGATTGACTTAAGTGGTTACTCGATTAGCAATGTCGGCGTTCTTTATCTGGCAACCTTAGCTCCTGTGGCAAGCAATATCACCTGTGCCGGTGGCTTTGTCATTCGTAACAACAAAATCTATGGTGACTCAGCTGGCGCCAATAACTATTTTTACTGTAGTAATGGCACCTGGTATTTTTCATCTGCATACAACATAGGGGTTAATTACAGCTATGGTTATCTTAATGGTAGTGGTAATACCGGTACCTCATACGGTACCAATTATTACAGTATCATCTGCAGCAATCGCATTGCTGCGTCAGAATTCAACGCGACCTCATCAAAAAAAATCAAAAAAATTGATGATAATCCGATAGACTTAGATTTGTTGCGAGAGACCTTTTTGAAAATCCCATTTAGATCATATGAGTACCTTGACCCATCCGACGGAAAAGGGGAGAATTTTGGGGTCATTGCTGAAGAACTTTTAGAGTCCTTCCCTCAATTCGTCGAAACTGAACATAGCCGCTACGTCCCAAACTGTTTGCAAAAAATCGATTTGAGGCTGATTGAGGGGAGAAAGTATGCTTTTGTCCATGATTTCGATATGAGTAAAATAGACCCCTTTGCTCAAAAAATTAAAATTGTGTTTGGGGATGTTATTATTGAGGCAAAAATTTTACAGCTTACGCCAGGCCTTTTGGAAATAGAAATAGAAAAAGCTGATGAGACGGCTGTGATGCAAGAACTAAAGAAAGATCACTTTTTTGCTTATGGCACCTATGAAAAGTGCCCAACCGTCACAAAAAACAAACTTTTTGAAGTTGGCTTGATTCTTTTGCAAGATCTGCTTGTCAATGCTAATATTAAAAATACGAACAACTAAAAAGGATTTTAAATGAGTAAAATTACGCCTAATCGTCAAGGATTAAAGGATTTAGCCGATCTAAGCATCGATGTCCAGTTTTGCCAGCAATACGGCTCTCAAATATTTAACTACAACGGAGAATCTACGCCGGAATATGAGCAACTTGTAGAAAGTTTTAAAGTTTTGCTGGAGGATCTTTTGCAAGATGTAAAAAATGTGCAGTCTCAGTTAACAGCTAATGACTAAATGCTGATTGTCAGGCAATCCAACAGGTGCTGCCTGCCGTAAAAGGAAAATAACAAGTAATGACTCACTCTATTGCAATTAGTGTTTCTTAAAATGGCAGCATATCCCTTCATTTCCCCTAAGATGCGTATAACAAAAGGCATAACAAACACATCTACATTGATTTGCGGTGATAGCACGAATGTTTCTGTTTTAAGTAGCATTTTTTTATCAAATGTCTCTAGTAATGCAATTTTAGTTACACTGTTGATAGCCAGGGAGGAGACGATTGGGGTTGAGACATATTTCACATTTTACCATCAGAAGCTGATAGAAGTTAATTCAACTGTGGATATTTTACAGGGCAGTCCACTTATATTACTTCCTGGAGACTTATTATATGCAAATTCCGATTCTTCTGTCAGTATATTTGAAACATTCGTCTCGTATAACTCTTTAATTGAGTTTGGAGGATAAGGTGGACATCTCGGGAACATTTGGGGAAAGGATCAGACAAAAGGCCTTAGAAAAAGCGCAGTTCATGGTAAGGGCTGCCACTTGCAACCCCTTAGCTATATCTAACCGCCAAAAGATCATCTATTGTGGTGCCTTTTATGACGGTTCTGGGCAGTGGAACCCTGAGGAAAAAAGAGACGCGCATCTCAAACGCGAACTCGTAACTTTCAATTTGTGCCAAGGCTTCATTGACAATCTTTCTGGAGTTGAAATTCAGTCAAGGTTTAGGGTTGCTTGTCGCAGTGACTCTGATGATGAGGAAGAAGACAAACTGGCTGAGGCTTTGACCCATCTCTTGTTTTTTATTCAAGAAGATCAAGACATTCCTTACAAGGGATCTTTAAAATTTAGAGATTCATTGATTGGCGGTATCGGCTGGTCGCACATCTACTATGAGAACAACAAAGTCATGTACGAGTATGTCGATCCCTTAAGCATCTATCCTGATTACGATGATATCACGCCGCAATTAACCGAAATGCGCTATGTTTGCCGGAAATATTTTTTGACGCCTGAATATATCAAGCGAAAATGGAAAAACGCCACTAAAGACTTGGACTTAGAGACGCAATACCAAGCGATAGCCGAGTCCCCAGAAATACTTGACCGAAGATCTCAGGGCGGCAATCCTGATTCTGGTCTTAATACTCACGGCTCTAAACTTCCAGTGTGGGAAGTCCAGTACAAGGAGCAATCTAAGTGTTTTTGTGGAAGCGATATTAGGACTGGAAGATATTTTGAAACTTTCGATGTTGATCTAGCGGAAGAGTTAAGTAATGGAAACTATACCAAGAGGGATTGCGAAAAAATCATGCGAGCCGTGTATATTGGCGATACTTTGCTGGAATTTGCCCCGCTTAAGTATGGCGTTCCGGATCAAGCCGATTTTAGCTATATCCCGCTTGTTTTTAAACGGGAAACCATAGACCGTTTGGTGTACGGTGTGCTTGAAAACATCATGGGCGTACAAAGAGAATGCAACGCCAGGCTTGTCAAAGCCAACTATGCTATCAATTCTACACAAATCATCGTTGAGGATGGGGGAAACGCTCCTGGCTCGACTCCACAAGACCTACAAAATCAAGTAAAAAAATTAGATTCGATAATTGTTCTGCCCAAAGACTCCAAGTGGGAGGTCATCAACAACAATGGGGTTGGCGAGGCTAATATTCGGATGTTTGAGCAATATTTGCCGATCATGCAAAGAATTACCGGGGTCCATGACGAAATGCTTGGGATTCAGACCAATGCCACCAGTGCTGTGTCTCAACGCACACGTCAGGTTAACAGTGTGCGTAACAATGTGTTTGCTTTTGATAGTTTTTCAAAAATGAAGAAACGTGAGGCAAAACTCATGCTGGATCTTATTCAAGAAAGCGGTGAAAAAAATCGTGCGGTGCTGATTCTCAATGATGACGAACGTGAAGTTTTTATTCTAAACGAAGAAACCTTTGAGAAAAAAATCGACAAAAATGGTGAATATAAAGAAATATTGTTAAAAAACGATATCCGCTGGCTGCCGATTTCTCTCTATGTTGATGAAGTTCCTGACTTTCAAAGTAAGTATGAAGAAAGAAACGAGTTCATTAATCGCATGATGAACAACCCTAACGCACCTCTGTTCTTTGCCTCACCAACGCTGATGAAGTGGGCTGGAGCAAGAGGCAGTGAGGGTAAAAAAATCGCCGAAGAAATGCAGCGAGCGATCCAACAAAAAGCAGTGAATGAACAGGGTGGTGGTCAAGCCTCGCCCCAAGGGCAATCGGCTGGAGGAATTGACATGCAACAAATTTTAGCTGGGCAGATGCAAGTCCCAGGTGGACCTGCCTAAGTTGATTACACGTAACAGTTTAAATATTTTTTGGAAGGGTGACCATTATGGCAATAGAAACTAATAAGTCTGCAGAAAAAATCCAATTATTTCTTAAGCGGGGGATTGTTGATCTTGATGATGAAAGGTTTTTGGATATTTCTGTTGATGATGTAAATGAAGTTTGTAAACTGGGAATTGCTTACAAATTGACATCTAACAAGCTGATAGGTAAAAAATACTTGTCTGATAAAATTTTGATTGCCGCTAAAGAAAAAGAAAGTCAAGGAGCGCGTTTTGAATTGGATTCTACATTGATATCACCATTTATCATTTTTGAAATTTTAGAAGAACTAGGATTACAAAAGCTGCTTATCCGAAAGAATGACGTTTTTGTTGTCAATATTGAGTATATTTTATCTCCAGAAGCGATCATGAATTTTTGTCGGTATAGAATTGATGAAATTACTTTAAGTGATATTTTACTTGCGTTTGGATTTAAGGATGAAGTTCACAAAAACTATGGCTTTGACCAACAGCCAATACTTTTTCGCAGTGAGGCATCATTGCATTGCGAAAAAGTACTGAATGATCTAGCTATGAATGGTTGTTTGATTAGATCTTACAATCAATCAATTTTTTCAGCTTTTTGGAATTTTAAGAAAATGGAGAGAAAATAATGAGAGATATTTTAGAAAAACTGCAAAAAGAAAACGTCATTGATACAGAGGGATTATCGCCTGATATCCTAAAAAGGATTTGCGAAAGCGAGTGCGCGTATAGACTTGGTCAAAAAAAGCTCGTAAGTCGGCAGCATCTAAAAGATCTAGTTTTGCAAGATCTTAAGGCAAACGAAAGGCCAACGTTTTCTATTAGACTTTGCGGACTCACAGTTTCCAAGCATGTCATTGATTTGGCGTTAGCGTCCTTGCATTCCGATGGCATGCTGCTTTTTACAGAAAGTATCGGGTATACCATCAATCTTGTTGGCATCCTTTCCGAAGAATCAGTGCGTGCTATTTGCGAATATCGCGTTGATTCTTTCAAAGCTAAAGAGATAGTGAATGACCTTGGCTTTGACTGGACTACAGCCAAACCAGTTGGCAGTTTCTCAGTTCTTATGGAGACGGAGGCCGCCAAGCTTTGCAAAAATATATTAAATTCCCTTTTGCAAAAAGGCTATCTCATCCGCGATGAGGTATACACAGATTTTTTTGGCTGGAACTTTGCTAAAAACTAAAAATGGAGAAAAATAATGGAAAACGATAGCACTAAAGACAATGGATTAACTCTTGCTGACGACCAAAGAGGCCTTTTTAAAGAAAAAGATGCTGCTACTGATGGAAAAACCAAAGAGTCGCAAGGCTCAGAAGATTCACAAGCCTCAAATGTCTCAAAGGGTCAGCAGAGTTCAAAAGAAGAGCCGCAATCCCCCGCAACTGGACAGCCAAAGGGCGAACTTGAGCAGTTACAACTAGAGCTTGAAAAAGCACAGAAAGCAGCAAAAGAGCACAAGCGTATGGCTCATGCAGCTGGCAGTAAATTAGGTCGCCTCAAAAAAGAGGTAAGCGAGCGTTTAGTGACATCTGGAGATCTTGACCAAGAAGAGGTGGCAAGTTTGTTCAGGGACATAGATGAGAGAATGGGCACAAGTTCCGCTGAGGAAGAAGACGAAAGTGGATCAGGTGCTAATACTTTTTACGCTGATATTTTAAAAAAAGTAGCGAAAGAGCTGCCAACGGTTAAAAAATATACTAAAGATGAAAAACTGCAAAACAAACTTAATGCTTTCATATTTTTTGCAGATCACGGTAGCGACAAAGAAAAAGAAGAGCTGGCCTATGAGCTAGACGAGCTACGTGACGATCCCGCTGAGCTTACCCGTAGAGTTCTCGAAATTGGAGAATTTCATAGAGATGAATACTTCGGAGAAATAGAAGAAGCTGGAGGATTACCAAGTTATGTGAAGAAGAATAGAGAAGAAAAGAAGAGATTGCAAAAAACAATTGACAAACTTAAGGAATCTAACGCAATCTATGATCAAGATGGTTCTCAGAAAATATTAAGTTCTGGTTCCAACAAAGACGCTGCGAGAGATATACACGCTATTCTTTCTCGGCAGTAATATACTAATTGTTTAGTCACTATTCGTTTCTGACTAAACAGACTTCTCGGAAGAAGCCTTCTGGGATGTGAGTAAAGAAGCCCCGGTGATGATACACCCCGCTCTCTCCGCGCATCCCACTACACCTTTGGAAAAGATGATTAATAGCTGGTTTAGATTTTCTAAATCAAAAGTTGAACATTGTTTTAAAAGGATTTTTTATGGCTTTACCATATCCATTAACTGCCCCACAAAACGGGGTATCACAAGAATTATTCCCATTCAAAGTAGATGACCTGCAAGAAGAATGGGTCTACAAATCACCATTAGGCGCTTTCGTTGGCTCTAGAACAGACCGACCTTTTGTGCGGCGTATTTTTCAAAAAGGTGTTGGTATACAACACAGAATCCCGCGCCTTCAGGCCATGGACTACACTAATTACATTAGTGGCTTTGGTGACCGTGAAGGTAACGAACAGCAGCTAAAAGTTGACGCTGACAGCGTCGGGATTGATTGGAAGACCTGGCAGCTTCGCGAAAACTACATGACAGTACAGTCTATTGGCACTCCGGTTGATGTAGCTGCGCATTTTTCTAGTCAGATTGTTGATGCTATGCAAAGAATGCTTACTGCTGATATCGTCAATGCGTTCACAACCGATCTTTACCCAGGACTTGCCACTGACGGCATAGCCACCGGCAACATTGCCGGGAGTTTTCCTTCCTATGATCGAGCGGTTGTTTTTGAATCGGATGGCACCCTGGTTGCGCGTGCAGACTACCAGAAGAATGTCACCTTTCCAACGTTGCTTGACGATATGGAGGACATTAACGCAAGTACTCCAGCTGGCTCAGGCATGTCAGCAAAAAAATTAAGACAAATTGCTAACTATCTCACTTTTGGTAATGCTTACGATATTGCTCCCAACACCGAGTGGGCGATTAAACCGGCTTATGTTGGCACCAAAAATGGCTGGCCGGATAACAAATACATCCTGATGCTTGACCCACTTGCCGTTGACATTTTAAGAGAAGATCCAGATTTTGCAAAAGATACGACCCAAAGAGGCTATGTTGGTGATGTCAAAAATACCCCAGAAGCCCTTGGCAATCCTTCTTATGTGGGAGAATACGCTGGTTTCTATATCTTTAAATGTCCAGAGCTTGCACAAAAACGCATAAAATCTGCCGATGCAAAAAAAACCTCTTCTTGGGGGCTTGTCTTAGGCGCTGGAGCTGGAGTCATCGCATGGGGTGGCGAAGGCATGGTCGAGTCAAAAATCAATACGCAAAACCAAAGCCTAGTTGTTTTTGCCCATGAATTCCGTGGTCAAAAAATGCTGAGGTTTACTGGACGTTACGCGCAAACACCTAATGCGATTGCGGGAAGCAACCCTTTGGTTGAGCAAGCTTGTCTGCACGTTTTTACAAGTATTTAAAGGAGAAAAAATTATGGCTACAGTAACTTTCGTAAATGCGACTACTGGCGGAGACGGTGTGGTAGTTCCCGTCGGTATGGCCGGCAAAACCTATCAATTAATTCCGTTTTTTTTCACAGCCGGAGATGAAATAAAGAAGGATGCTAAGGCGGTGTTTCAAATTAGTACGGGAGGCAGGATCGAGAATTTTACGCCGCCACAGATGATGTCAGCTGCGGGTGCTGTCTTAGCACCAGGGGCGCACACCTACGCTCTAAGCGCGGATAGGAAAAAGCTAACCATTACAGCTGTTACTGCTAATATACCAGTTGGTACGAAATTTTTTACTTACCTAATTCTTGGTAGTTATTAGTCCGTGTTAGTCTCAGAAATCATTGATTTAATGGGGCATCTTTCGATCGGCAGAGACAACGTTTCTGCCGATGAAGAAAAAATATTTTTAAAATACATCAATTTAGCTCATTTTGAGCTGTACCAGCGTACAGCTGGCTTGAATGCAGATTTGCTGACAAAGCAAACCATAGCTTCTGTGGATGATACCCTAACCTTAACCACTACTCCATTTTTAATCAGTTCGGTGATAGACACGAAAAACCGCATTATTTTAAAAAAAGTATCTATTTTGGAAGGTGTTGAAAGCCAGCTGTATGATTACGGAAGTATTCCTGGACAATATTACTGCCAGAAAAACATTCTGCACCTGGTTCCTGCTCCTAAAGTTCCTCTGAGTTTCGATGTTTGGCTCGTGCCGCAACCCACAGCTTTGGCGAGCGCAACTTTTGAGGCAGACATTCCTTATCCTGTGGCCTTTCAAAGCAGTTTAGCTGACGGTGCCCTTTACTACTTATTTCAAGAAGAGGGTGGATTTAAAAACTCGCAAAAGGCGAGTGAAGCGCAATCTCGATGGCTTGCGGCCAAATCCTCGCTTAACGCCTACCTGTACAACACAGGCGGCAATAACTTGAGTACCTACACAAGGTTTTGAGATGTTACAGTATGGCAACTATGACGTTTTAGAGTTTTCGCCTCCAGCTCAGGGAATGAACGTGAATGTTATCCCTGATCTCTTGGGGTCCCAGTTTTCACCCGCACTGGAGAATATTTTGCCCTTTCCTTTGGGAGAAGGTGCGGTACGTTATGGCACGGAGTTTGTTGCAAAACTAAGCAGCTTCTATGATACAGATATTCAGGCTGACTCGATCATTATTGAGGCGTTTCCGTTTAGGACCTTAGACGGAAACCAACAAATGTTGCTCTATGTCAAAAACTATGTGCAAGACCAAAGTGTCATCGTTAAGGAGTTTCATGCTGACTTCTTGAAAATTGAAACAAAAAAATCGGCAAGTTATAGCCTGGGAACGACGTTAAAAATTCAAGTCGATAACTTTTTTTACTATGAAGAACTGACAAGCGTTGTCAAAAATCTTGAAGCATCCCTTGATCTGCAGTTTTTTGCGTCTTTTTTAAAAAGCGAGCCTGCGCAAATTTGGACGGGGATTGGCGATATCTATTGTTTTGATATGGTTAAAAAATCTCTAACCAAACTAACCAAAGGGCTGAGTGGTACCTGTATTCCAAGAGCCGTCACCTTCATGAACAAATTGGTGATTTGTAATGGGGTTGATCCTGTCGTGTCCTGGAATGGAGCAAATCTTGAGACGGTGGTTGATTTTGTCAAAGAAACTGGAGCAATTGCGTTTGTTCGCGGAAACGATCAGTCGTTTTCTTTTTCTCTACAGGAGCAGCAAGCTGGGTTATTTGACGCAGACAACTACACCAACAAGAAAATTAACCTGGTTGGCACATGGGGGACTTTTCCAACAACTGTGTTAACCGTTACACAAACCCTTAATGCTGTCACGTTTACAACCGCTGACACATTACCTGTCTCAATAGCAAACGCGAATCTGTTCTATGCCTATCAGATTCCAACCTTTAGTAATCTGTTCGTTGCTTATCAGCGGCTCTGGGCTTTAGGTCCTGGCGTGGTTGGTGATGCTTTTCGGAAAAATGGCGAGCAAATGAAGGTTTACTATGCTTACGGTACTAATTCGGTAACGAAATGGGTGAATGAGGTTGACAGAACGGTGCATTACCTCGATCTGTCCTCTACGCACGGGCGGGATGATAACCTTGAAACAATCACTTGTGTCAACGGTCAAATGACTTTCATCGGCAGAGAGTGCACCCAGGTTTGGTCAGGCTCGCAACCGGCAAAAGCAGAAGTGGCACCGAATCTGCCAACTTTGCAATTTGCCTCAACTCTTCCGGTCGGTATCGCCCATGGCAATCTAATCTTAGATATTGGCAACGATGTTTTTTTCATCAGTAAAGGCGGGCTGTTATCGTTTGGCACCCTCAATATCGCCAAACAATTAGCGGTTAGTACTTTGGATGCGGTCAACCCTTTAATTAAAAAATACCTCAATGACATTCGGGCTAGGCCATCAGCGTATCTTGCTTGTCGGTCTTTCAATTACACAGATGACGCTTTTTGCGGTTTTAAAATTGGATTTAACAAAGTGTTAACTTCTTTGGTTTCGACCTATCCGTATGCTTGGTCATTGTTTTCGGGGGATTTTACTTTTGCGCAAAGCTTCTTAACTGGACTAGACAGCTCTTTGTACCTTTTTGTGGAAAATAGCATTTTTAGGTATGCAAACGGCAAGGAGGGGCAAATCATTTACGGTGACAATGGTGGAAAATCTGCCATATCATTTTTGTGGGCAATTCCACCTTTCTTTCAAAAAGGGCGAAGATTTGCTAACAAGAGGTACGAGTTGCAATGTGACTACTCCAGCGATCTTTTTTTATCACCGCTTGAGTTGAACGTGACGATTGATGGCGACCTTATCAAGACTTTCTCACTCTCTGATCGCTGTAATTTGCCATACCGGGGGGATATTTTTGAATCTGTACCGCAACTAGAGGTGAGTAACACGGATGATCCCAACAATCCAACTGCTGATGCGCTTGGCTTTAGACTTGATGAGCCCCATGTCTTTTTAAAAAAACGTTTGAAATTTTTAAGCTCGCATTTTATGGCTAGCGTTTCTGGGTTGGCTAAAAATGGCCGCCTATCGTTTGCGAAACTACGCCTTTTTGGCATCATGGAAAGAGGATAACATGGCAACGAACTATAACAGACCAAACCTGCCTTACCAGGCCCAGCCTTTGCCCAACAGCAATCGCTACGCCTTGCTTGCTTCAAAAAAACAGCCGCCAACGGCTGTAGCTGTAGATGGCGACATTAATTACATTGTCGATTCACTCAACGGTCTTGATACCAAAATTACAGATGTTGAGGCGGGAGTTTTAGTGGGGGCGAATAACCCGCAAAATGCTGGACTTTTTGTGACGACCGATGGCAATGAACAAGCACCCACCATTCTTTGGAAAAAGGTTGATGCTACAAGCGTTATGCCTGGATCTCTGACCACGGCATGCTTGGCGGATGGGGCTGTAACTAACGATAAGCTTGGGGCTGGTTGCGTTGAAACTAAAAATCTCCATCCCAATTGTGTAACTTCCCGTACGATAAATCCAAACGCAATTTTACCTGAGCATATCAATCCAGAGGCAGTTACTACCCCAGCTATTAAAGATAAAGCTATAGTTACCGCTAAAATTGATGACAGGGCGGTGGACACAACCAAAATGTCATCAGGAAACGCTGCGGCTAAAACAGTTTTGAATGCTGATGGGGCTGGCAACGCCTCCTTTGGTCCCTTAGGTACAGGAACAGTTGACACAGCTCAATTAGTTATGGCATCAGTAACCAATCCCATTATTGCCCCCCTGGCAGTTGATGCTACCAAAATCACATCTAATGGAGCTGCGACTGGCACGGTGTTAACCTCTGGTGAAGGATCCCAAGCTACCTGGTCGGCTATCCCAACAACTGGACAAGTATTACAGATAGATAGCTATACTTACAGCCAACGCACAGTCACTACTGGTGCGGTAAATATGTCGTCTTTTGCAGTGCCGTTTGCGCTAACCATAACCCCACGATCTAGTAATAGTCGTATTTTTATCTACCTCGGGACTAACTTGGCCTCTGCGGCTAACGCTGGAGGCTATATGACCATGGCTTTATATAAGAATGGCACGCAAATGTTTTTTGATAATAATGGTATACTGTTCAGTGGTTATCAACCCTCGTTAATGTATAACGATTTAGTATGTTTCTCTAGACTGATCGTTGATCGAAACACTTCTCTTGACGATCTAACTTATGAGTTAAAGGGTGCTGACGCCAGTGGCTACGGAGTAATTTTAAACCAATCCTCGGGTGTGGGGGCTATAACTTCAAGTAGTATTTATGCTGTAGAGGTTCAAATTTAAGGATGCAGCTAATCGAGATTAATTCAGATGAAGTTAAGCAAAATTGCCCAACTTTTTATGGGGAAGGTGCGCGGTATTTCATGTTCATTCACAATGCACAGGAAGTAGCTTTATTTGGGGTCAGGAAAATCAATGATACGGACTGCACTCTCTCGCTTTTTGTTTTTCCAGAGCACAGGTTTAAAGTTCCCTATCGGAAAGGTTTAGCAATGTTTTTACAGTTACCTCTAGATTTAGGTTTTAAAAATATCTATATGAGCAGCAACGTTAAGGCAGTCTTAACCTTGCTCAAAACTTGTGAAACAATCGGGGTGCAATGCCTCGGCCTGATCAAAGATAAGGTTTGGTTTTTATTTAGAAAGGATTTGCAAGATGTCCGGCGGTAGTGATGATTCTCCTTCCTATGTTCAGCCTCCTGCTTTTATAACACCGGTTGAAGTAGAAGAGTACATAGACAAAACAACAGGGGTCAATTTTAAAAAAGGCTTGTCGGCCAGTGGTAAGGAGACGTTCCTTAAGGATTTTAAAAGGCTGCCGCAAGAGCAGCTAGCTTATGATGCGGCCAGTGCGTTAATGCGCACCACCTCTGAAAAATTAATTAAGCTTAATGAATACGACCCCCAAGCAACGATTGACTATTTGCCGTTCACGACCACTATTAATGTGGTCAATCAGGAAAGAAAGGCCCAAATGAAGCAGCTTTTAGGTAGCATGACAGATTTTCCGGCGTATGAAGCGAAGATGAAAGATATCTACCGGCAAAACATCGAACAAGAATTTACTAAATTAGGACACGAAACTGATGCATCCTTAAATCAGTCTGGCTATCACAACAGCTCAGCGGCAAGACAGCTGAAAGCTTTGAATGCTGAGTCTAAGGCAAAACTGATGTCTGAGGCAGAAATTGCTGCAAGCCAAGAGACGGATAGAAAAAGAATTGCAGAAGCTCAAGGCCTTGCGAATGTTTACAACGTGGCAGAATCAGGGAGAATGGGGCGACTCCAAGCTGCCGAGGGCGAATATCGCACCCAAGTTCAGGCTAAGGGGATACTCGACCAACAACGTCAAGAGGCCCTGCAGAACCAATACAGTTTGTTCGGCCTTGGCGGTACAGTAAAAAATACCGATGATGCGAAGCGAATGGGCAGCAATGCAGCGGATGTCTTCTTTACTGCTCAAGGGCGGAACGACAACCTTGCGATGGGGCGAAACAACTATAATCTGTCAGAAACCAACGCCCGCAATAACTTCAATGCTCAAAACTATGCAGCAAGAGGTCCATCGCTGACAGATCAGATATTTAGGCTTGGTACAACTGTGGCTGGAACAGCTGCGGGTATTAGGCTGCACAATGCTCTCAGCGGAGGAGTAGGTACTGAGATGCAGAACACAGCAGGCTCTGGGCAATGGACAAAAGTCAAATATTAGATATGGAGAAAATATGGCAAAACCAATTGGCTTAGACTTACTGAAATTAAGAAAAGATGTTGATTATAAAAATGCTGAATCTGCCTCACAACACCGCAAAATAGTTGAAAGGAAATTGCAATGAATAACGAAAATTACGAACGCCCAAATGAAGAAAATCAAGAGAATCGCGCTATGTTTGAAAAACTAGAACTTTTAAAAGAAATGCTAGAAAGTAACGGAGAGGTCGACCTTTCCCAGAACCAATTTAAAGGTATTCCTCAAATATCAATTAATCAACTTTGCAAAAATGAATGCGCGCTTAAGTTGGGAGGAAAATTTTTAGTTAAGGAAAGCCACCTTTCAAAAATTGTTTTTGATGCTGCAAAACAAAAAGAACGTCTAACGGTGGAATTTTTCTACAAAAATCAAGAAATGTCACCAGATATACTAAAGAAAACTTTAAACGAGTTGTTGTGCAAAGAACTTTTAACAGAAAGTCACAATATATTTTATCCCAATTTTGCAAAAATATTGTCAAAAGAAAACGTCATTGATTTTTGCAAATATCGTGCTAATAAGTTTTCTGTCAATGAGGTTATTGCTTTTTTTGGTTGTTCAATGACGGTTGAGCGGCCACACGAGGCTCAAAAAGTTAGCGAAGCCCAAAAACATTTGATTGGAATGTTGCGGTCTCTTGTGAGGGAAGAATTTTTAAAAACGTACTATCCAAATTCCGAGTCTTTCTTTTGGAATATCGCTAGGGAAAGCTAATCTGGAAATGGACATGAATAAAGCATTAAAGCGTAAGCATTAACAGGAATTATATGACAAAAGAAGTTGGCCTAGATTTACTAAAACTAAAGCATGACGTTAATACCAAAAGAGCCAAAAGATCCATAAATGGCCCAGGAACTATTATTGCCGGGGCTTTAGACAAATACAACACAGATAACGCTCAGTCACGGCGTGGCAGACGTCCCAGCGGTCAAGAGATGGCATTTGACGGTCTGACTTCCGGACTTTCCACAGGCCTAAAAATCGCTGAATCCTCAGATTTTGTTAAGAAATTGCAGGCAATTGATGCTTCGCTTAGTGAGCGTCTCAACTATTATGATAACAGGCGAAAGCAAAAAGAAGCGGCAGAACCGTTTGTGTTACCAGCCATGGAGGTCATGAATAGTGATATGCCCTATGAGCAAGCAAGTCCCTTGTTACAACAGCAATTTTCTTCGGCACAGGCGAACGGTGTGCCTGGTTTAGAAGGTTTTAGCTATGCGGGTTTCATTCCTAATAGTGCGATTGTGCTTGGGACAAAAGACGGCAAAACCGTGCCCATCGATATGAGCAGGTTCATTGATCCTGAGGTGGCCAAGGGAATCATCTCTAATGGGATTTCGAGGGGGACACTTCAAGAGAAGCGTCGGCGTAATGATATGGAAAGTGACCCCAATAGCCCCCTAGGCAAGAAAGCTGCATCATATAGCAAACAGGTAGAATTCAATACAAGTCCTGAGGAAATGGCAAGGGCGGCAGGATTACAAGCCCGTGCCAAAAAAAATGCAGAGAAGGTCATGGAGTTTGAAGACAAGTTGCATATAGCTGATGCGAGTGTAGCCAACCTAACAGAACTAATGAAAGTAATGAGCAAGTCTGGTCTTCAAGGATCGTCTACGGTCCAGGCAGCTGCTCGATACCTGGCAGCAAAAACTGGTGAGACGTATAGTATCGACTCTGTAAAAATGTTGTTGCAATCGGAGTTTGCCAGCTTGTCAGATGTCGTGGGGCCAGGCGTTAAGTCAGACTCTGACATGAAGCGATTCGACGAAACGCTTACGAGATTGGAGACTCACCCCGAAGCAGCCATGAACATGTTAAACGCGAGAATCAAGCTTGCGCAAAACAAAACGAATGAGTACAGAAGAAAGCTTGAACTATACGCACAAGACCCAACCGCTAACTTAAATAGCACCGTTAATTACTCTGCAGGTATTTACAACCAGCCTCAACAACAAGAGAATATTTCACCAGAAAAGCCCTTAAATCTAAGTCCAGCAGAACAACAGGCTGCTGGCAAGACCAATATGCCGCCTCGTAATGAGGCAAAGATTGAACAGTTTTTAAAAGATGGCGCTCGATGGATGCAAGACCCCAAAAGTGGGGAGAAGAAATTAGTACCCCATAACGAACAGCAGGATGCGCTGTCTCTTGGGGTAGAATTTGTAGACTAGGCATTTGACAAATTCTACGTCATCCCCTATAAACAAAATAAGCCAGAGTCTTTAGCTCCAGCTTATTTCTACACAACTTAACTGAGAAAGAGTTAAATCATGATTAACAATAGTATACCAAGCTATCCCAATATCTCAAAGAAATTTTACATTACATACAATGGAAAAATATCACAGAGAAATATAAACATACTCATTAAATGCATACATGACTATTTAGAAAAAGAGTATAACCATCTCTACCTATTAATATGCAGCGATGGTGGTGAGCTGAATCCTGCCCTCCATGCTTATAACTATCTGGCCAATCAAAGTAGTTTAACGGTTACCACCCATAATACAGGAACATGCGGATCAGCAGCAAATATGTTGTTTTTAACGGGACAGGTAAGATACGCTTGTGAGCATTCTTATTTCTGGTTTCATGAAATCAATATTCCGATTCAACCTGCAATAAAAATATCTCAAGCACAAAGGCTTTATGAGGAGATGGTAAAAATAGAGGACTTTCAGCTGGAGATATATAAATCAAAATTTAAAATAAATGATGGAGATTTATGGAAGTATTGCAGAACAGAAAACTGCCTTACGTCAAAAGAAGCAGTTAGCAATGGTCTTATTGATGGCGTTAGAGAAATTCCAATAAAATGAAACAAATAAAATCTTTTGCAGATGCTACAGATCTTTCGAAAGAAAGCCCAATTGATCTTTCCAAGATGCAAGATCGTGATGTATATGTTCAGCAGCCAACAAAAGAGCTGGCACCTTTCTATGAAACAATGGATTCATCTTTCCATGGAGTTGATTTTATTCTAGGATTCGTCTTGGCCTTTGCCGCAATGTTTCTCTCCAAGAAAATGCTTAAGCTTTAGTAAGGCTAGATTCTCTCTTATTTAATCTTTATTATGTAAGGAGTGGATAAAAATTGTTTAATCTAAATGAAACAAATAAAATCTTTTGCAGATGTTACAGACCTATCAAAAGAAAAGAAAATAAAATCTTTTGCAGATGCTACAGACCTATCAAAAGATTTTAGTGCCGCTACCGACCTCTCCAAGGCTCCTGAAGCCTCAGCAGTCGACAATCAGTCGACAACTGGTGATGTGGGGAAGTTATGGGGTAACCTAGTGACACCCAAGGAGACGCAATCGTTGAAAAACCTAGGGGGATATGTTGGATCAAAAGAGTTTGTAAAGGATGCTGCAACTTATGGAAAAACCGTCGCAGCAAATGCTGTGGGAGGATTGGTGGATACTGCTGCCCTGGCTTATAATCTTCCTGCCATGGGCAGTAATTATTTGGCTGACACCAATTTACCTCTTATTCCTTCTGCTACTCATGCTATAGACAAAGCAATAGACAAGACAACAGGCGATTATACAAAAATTGATGAGCGCGATCGCTGGAAGCATGAAGCCCTTGGTTTTGCGACTCAAATGGCAACACCAGGCGGACTTGCTACGGCAGCAGGAAAAAAGGGACTAACTCTCATAGAAAAAGGTTTGAAGCTTCTTGGAAGCACTAAACCATCGCATGTAATCTCCGCCGCTACTGTTGGTGGGGTTTCTCAAAAGGTTCGTGACCAAGGAGGAAGCGAGCTAGGAGCAATTGGTGCAGGTCTAGGAGTTGGTGTAGCCCTCCCTCTAGCGACCAAGGTGGCGCTAGGATTGGCAAAGCCTGCTGCAATGAGATTAATCGGACACAGCCCTAAAAATGTAGATTTGGAAGTGGTTGAGGCGGCTGTAAGAAATCAATTCGGTGCTAAAGCTACGTGGGATCAGCTCACGAAAGACCAAAAAGCAGCCTTAGATATCAACACCACCTTAATTAACTCTAACCCAACCCTTACAAATGCCGAAAAGTACTTAGAGGCAGCCCCTATTCACGGCTATAGACACAAGAACAAAATATTGAGTCAAGATAAAGCGTTTACTAAAAGTGCAGAAGAAATTAGCGGAACTGCTGGTGAGCGATTGGTTGCAAAAGACTTGCCTAGACCAGAAGCGTTAAGCGAAGTCGGATCATACACAAAAAAGCATTTAGAAAAAGCTTATGGGGTCGCTAACCAAGAAAAAAAACGCTTGTACACAATAGCGCGAAAATCTTTGCCGGATAATGCACAAATGATTGCAAAGAACACTATTGCAGAAATTGCAGAAATAGAAAGTCAGTTGGGAACAAAGTCAGGATTAGGCACAGATGCTACAGCTATCAAGAACTACATCCAAGACATTAAAAAAGATTTTCCTGTGATTGGGCTTCAGACCCCTCCAACTCCCGTTAAAGAAATCGTAAGACTCAAGCAAAATATCAATGATATCATCAATTGGGACACCCATGCTGCAGGCCCCAAAGAAAACTACAAGGCCATTAGGTCAGCATTTCTCAAAGACATTGAAGAATATGGGAAAACCAACCCATCGTGGTATGCAGCTTTTAAAGAAGCGGATAGTTATTATGGACGCCACCTGGGATCCAAAGCATTAGCAAGCGATGCTGTAAAATCAATATTGAAAGAAGAAAACCCAGAAAAAATCCTACAAAATCTCACTGATGCTTCTGATTTTAGGGATTTAAAGGCTTCTTTAGCTGCACTTCCAGAAGGAGAAGCCATTTTTGATTCGATCAAAGCTGAAAAGCTAATGGATCTGATTCTAGAAACTAGCCTAGTTAAAGGTGGAAGAGTCGCTAATTACAACAAATTTTCAGAAACATTAAATGCTCCAGGCAGAGCCACTTTAATCAAACATTTAATAGGTGATTCACAGTTTGAGAAGCTAAAAGACCTAAACACAATAGCAAAAGCACAAATTAGTAAAACGAATAGGGTGGCTAATAAATCTGGCACAGCCTATCAAGTAGCAGGAATTGGCGGAATGGGCCTATATGCAATAACGGCTTTTTCTGGAGACAAGGATTGGGCGGATAAGATTACTGATGCCTCAAAAAAAATGGGATATTACACAGCACTTGCTGGAACAGTGGGAATGGTCGTTACCAATAGAAAATTAATGAACTATAGCATTAATGCAGCAAAAGCACTGAAAAAAAATAATTTAGCGGAGGCCTCAAAGTGGGGAAAACTCGCCGACAATTACCTTTTAAAACAGATAGGAAAAGAAGATTTTAATATTCTCGAATCTATTGCAAAGGCAGAGGCATCCAAGAAAAAAGAGGATTTTTAGGATGTGTAACTCTTTGGTATATTGCCGTAAACACATACCGATATTTTCTTAGTTAAATGCCATGAAACTCGGGGACGAAGAATTACGTGAAATTAAGAGAAAGCTTCTCTATTTTTATGCTGCCGGGAAAACCATACACTACATAACCGAAAACAAAGATCGAATTGATGAGATTACTTTCTTCATTAGCTCTTGTAACTTTAGAGAGGCGATTAGAGAAATCGCTGTTTTTGCAAATGGCTGTATGGAGAACCTGCTAGGAATTAATAGCGCGCTTTTTATGTGATTTGCTAGAACTCCTGCCACACGAGCTTTCTCATGCAATTGTGAATGGGATTCTTGTGGTGTTCCTCCCGCCATTTCCAACTCAGGATTTAACACCCTGTCTGCCTCTACCATTGTCTTTGGCGCGGTGGGGGTTGTGTTTTGGACGGCCATCAATCCTATCCCATCGAAAATATTTGAACCTTCATTTTTTGCGGACGTGCTTAGCATTCCTATTCCATCGAATATATTAGAATTAGATGGCTCATTTGTAGGCGTGCTTAACAAATTAGACGGCTCATTTGTGGGCGTGCTTAACAAATTAGACGGCTCAACAGTCGCTTGCTCAACCACTCGATTATTCTGATGCGCCGCATCAGGACTTAATTCAGGATAACGCTTGTCTTCCCCTTCTTTAAGCCTGAACAGATCTCTAGATGAGTCGATTGAACCACCAAGCCCGGGATCCCTGGTCATGTTTGAAAGCTTTAAAGCTCGTGATGCGGCCACAGCCATTTGCCATACCTAAAATATCTAATGGCTAGATTATATCAGAAAGCTAAATAATCTTTAATTACACGGGCTTACCTTAGATTGACGCTCCTAAAGCTTTATTATACACTCCAAAAAAGAAGGAGATGCCTCTAACATCTCCATAACACTGCAAACGATTGAAAGGAAAGTTGCAATGAATGAAGTTAATATAAACCAATTAATCGACCAAAACAACGAGTTAAACAAGGAAGAGGTTTTTGATTTGCATATATCTTTTAACGCCCCTGTAGATCATCAGCATATTGACTTAATGATCGGAGCAATAGCAAAGAGAAAACCAAAAAATGTTTATCTCTCTATTTGCACTAATGGTGGCCAAGCAATGGAAGTTTTTCGATTTTTTTCTTGCATTCACGAAAACAATATAAATCTAACAACCTATAATTCATCTTTCGCAAATTCCGCTGGTCTCCTTTTGTTTTTGTGTGGCCAAGAAAGAATATGTTCACCATATTCTATTTTTATGACCCATGAAATATCTATGACTCTTACTGGGAATTTTGATGCAATTAGAAAAAATATAGAATTAAACGAAACCGCATCGCAAATAAATGCAACCTTTGCTTACGAGCGTTGTGGGGTCGAACCAAAACAGTGGGACAAATGGCACTCCTCTTCTATTTACGGGATCACCTCTAACGAAGCCCTGCACCATAAGGTGGCAACAAAAATTGACTTTCTACACATTTCCGAAAAAAGTAAGGAAACATTTAGCATAGTGGGGTCTGAGTTTTTAGAAAAGAAGGTCGGGCAGCTTCCCTTAGGAAATTTTTCAAATATTTTGGTTGCTGACCATTATTTGGCCGGCTGATCGCGGCCATAGATATAAAAGAGAACTACTTAAGCTAGTTTAGTTTCGGGAAGGTAAGTATCCCTTGACATAGTGTGCAGTAAGTTTGTATCCTCTTTTTGCTAGGAGGATACATAATGGATAATAAATGTTTTAGTGTAGAAAAACAACAAAAAGCGTTAAAATGGCTGGAAGAGAAATGGCCTCAAAAGAATCGGACGTGCGAGATATGCTCTCAAAGAGATTAGCATATATCACAACATATTGCCTCCCCTATTACAAGGGAGGGCGTAGTTTATCCGCAATTTATGATTTTGTGCAACAACTGCGGAAATACAAAATATATCAATGCAGTAATATCGGGAATCGAAAAAGAAAAAGCTACCGATGGCAAATAACAAAATTACTACAATTGATACAAAAGGAAGAGGTTACCTTCAAGAGGAGCGCTCTTCAATGATCACAGAATCTCGAATCGATCACTTAAGGTCTCTTGTAAAAAGAGGGCGTAACTATGAAAGACCTAACTGGGATATTGTTGAAATTATAACTTCAGGTGGGGGTGCCGCTTTTCTTTTTGGTTTAGGCACATTATTATCAACTGATTTTGATAGAAATACGCAATATAGATTTTTTATTGCTATGTGGGTTATTATGATAGTCGGGGTTATTTCGCTTATAGGAGGATTACTTATTAGCAAAAATAAAGCCAAAAAGCATTCAAGTTGTCTAGATGAAATAGATAAAATTTTAGATAAACAGGAGGCTCTCTATGGTTACCCAAAAGATAAATAAGATTAGCAACTTAGTGGCTAACAAGCATCTGTTTGATCTTTTTTTAAAACAAGCTGCACAGCGTTGCTCAGCAACAGTTTCAAGCCATTAAGTTTTACAATTTCTTAAGCAATTTTTGTTTTATCCATTTTTCAAGTAATCAAACGACCCTCTAAGTCTTATCCAGCAATGGTTTAGCGAGGGTAGGTGACCATAATAATATTAAAAATTAAGTAATCAAACGACCTTTAATTATCGAGTAATTTGACTAGTATTATCTGTATTTGTAAATGTATTAAAAGATTTATTGTGAATTTAATCCAAAAAGTTAAATAGCACAGAAATTTTTAAAAAGCGAAATACAGATGGTCTGGTCGCTTAATATTGAATAAGGAGCAAATATGTCAAATAAAATTTTACTAAATGAAACGCAGGCAAGCACAGTTACAGGTTTTGCGGTAAAAACATTACGCAAAAGACGCTGGCAGGGCTTAGCCCCTAGATTTCTTAAGGTAGGATCGAAAGTTTTTTACGATCAAAATGACTTAAATGCTTATCTAGACGCCTGTGTAAGAAACTCAACTTCTGATACAGGAGGCAAATAATGGATTTTGCCCAAGCTAAACAGAAATTACGGGGATGCGAGATGGCCTTATTAGGTCGCCTCTTGCCACAAGGAAAAGTTCAGGGTCACGAATATGTGGCTTTGAACCCCACCCGGTGTGATAAACACCCGGGTAGCTTTCGTGTAAACCTGTCCACCTGGAAATGGGCAGATTTTGCTACGGAGGATAAGGGAGGCGATATCATTAGCTTATGGGCTTACGCGCGAGGCATCAATAACTGCCAAGCATTAAATGAAATATCACAAATTATTGGAATTAAGGAGAAAAAATAATGATTGAACAAATTACAGAATCAAGCGCGGAGAACAACGAAATTATTAACAATAACGTTGCTCTTAATGAGGATACTAACTCAGCCCGAGGAGGCAAGCAAGAGGTATCTGATCCATTACTAGAGCCACTACGCGAAGAAGAAAAAGCAGCGATAAAATCAACAAGCAAAAAGGATGATGTAAGGATAATTGCGTTTCGAGATATTAATACCTTTTATAGCGTTTGTATAGCGTGAAATGAAAGTTTTTTTCTTCTCTTGTGCAAATGTTTTTTGAGGATTATTACTATAATCAGTAAACATGATTGTACGCTTACGCTGTGTTTTCCACCTATTCTACCCCTTACATAATCATAATTATGCAATCGCAGTTTACCCAATTCTCTCTTACAGAAAGGAAATCTTTATGTTTTTAAACGATTTAATAATGCAAGACCCGTTCTATTTTGAACGTCTATTACGAAACGATAACAACAATTATAATGATGAATACCTTGATGCATACAAATTTGAGGATGTAGATTGGGAGCAATTAAATGGCGAGCTTTAACGAGGCTAGACGTTTGGGAATTGGTGGCAGCGATGTTGCTGCCATTATGGGGCTATCCCCCTGGAAAACGCCTTTAAATATCTACTTTGAAAAGGTCAGAGGCGACACCGTTCACGATGACAAAAACTTAGTTCGAGGCAGACAATTAGAAAAATATATTTTAGAAGACTACGCAGATCACAATGACGTTGAGCTTGATGTGTCATCGCCTTTCGTGCAATCGACTGAGTTTCCCTTTTTGATTGGCAACATAGACGCCAGGGTCAAAAACAAGAATGTTTTGGTGGAGGCTAAATCATCAAAATTCCGCTCATTTGATTGGGATGGTCTGCCTATCTATTACACAACTCAGGTAGCCCATTATGCGATGATTACTGATTGTGACTACGTTGATATTCCTGTTGTCTTCTTACAGCCTTGGGATTATCAGTGCTTTCGGTATAACCGAGACTTAGCTTTTGAAAAGAAAATGAAAGATACTTGCGTCCAGTTTTGGGAGAGCAATGTTTTAAAAAATATACCACCTCAACCGGAGAATCCAGATGACGCAAGATCCTTGTTTAGCATATCTACAGAAAAATCACAAAAAGCAACTGAAACAGCTAAAAAAGCTGTGGAAGAAATTAAAAAAATTCATTTCCTTCAGGAAAGATTGCATAAAAAAGAAAATGATTTAAAGCTAGCTGTCATGATGGAGATGCAAGATGCGCAAGCTTTACTTGATGATGATATACCTCTTGTGACCTGGAAAACTCAAACCTCAAAAAGGATAGATTCCGCTAGGTTAAAAAAAGAAAATCCTGTAATTTTTAGCGAATTTTTAAAAGAGAGCTCTTCCAGAGTCTTTCGAATTAAAGGAGAATAGCAATGCAAAAATCACTAAAGCTTGTGGATCAGTTGGCTAATGCAGCCACTTTTCTCACTCCAATTATAGAAAAACACGGTGCTACCGTTGATACAATGAAGCGCGCTTTTTGGTTAGAAATCCAGAAAAACAAAAAGCTACAGGGGTGCGCTGATGAATCTGTAGTTAATGCGTTCAGAAAGTGTTGTGAAATTGGGCTTGTCCCTGGTTGCGACCGTCTTTATCTAATTCCGTATGGGACAACCTGTAATGTCCAAATTGGAGTTCAGGGGTGGCTCACACTTCTTAATAGAAGTCCTGATGTTTCTAGCGCCTATTCCTATGCTGTATATAGTAACGATCAGTTTAGTGTTTCTCTTGGTGACTCAGTCGCCGTGGAACACAAGCCATTGATTAACGGAGATAGGGGCGACCTCATCGGTTCGTACGCAATTGTTAAACTAAAAAATAAAGATTTTCTCTTTAAATATTGTGATAAGGGTGATCTGGAAAAAGCCAAGAAAACAAGTCAGGCATACCAAACAGCTGTAAAATTCAACAAGCTAGAGTCATCACCCTGGCATATCTACCCAGAGCAAATGGCTGAGGTAACAGCCCTTAGAAGGCTTGCCAGGAAATACGCAAACTCTCTATTAGGTTTGGATGGTCTTGAGGCAGTATACGGAGAAAAAGGTATTGACGAACAAGCCCCCTCTCCTTCTTCTGGTGCCGTATGGGATGATGATGGTGTAATAGACGTTACTCCTACTGACCCCGTCTGTGACGCTGAGCAATATTTAGAATCGCAGGTATAGTATGGCAAAGAAATTACTTAAAGATTTTCATCCGTCTGTTGTTGCCAAGCTTGGCTCTAGATGTGCAGCAGCAGCTATTTTTTCTGAGATTATGTTTAATTCACTTAAAAATCAAAAAAGATCTGGTGAATTTTCTTGCATAACCTCAGCGGCTTGGCTAGCAGCAAGGCTTAACTGTGGTCAGTCTTGTATTTTAGAAAACATAAAAAAACTAAAAGGTATGGGCTTCATTTCTGCTCAAAGATCCAAAAAATTTACCAAGGTCTACAAAGGTCATATTTGTGATCTTAAAGTCATCCCTTTGATTTTGTCAGATTTCAAGCCGCAGATCACGGAATCTGGAAATCAGATCACGGAATCTGGAAATCAGATCACGGAATCTGGAAATCAGATCACGGAATCTGGAAATCAGATCACGGAATCTGGAAAT